GTATAGTTACTGAAATATCAAATGATCAAGTAGCTGTAGCTTTATATGACGCTGGTAACACTACAGCGACTGGTGCTAACGCAGGTTTAGCTACAGGTTCTGGTGATACAGCTACATTACTAGTTATCGGTTCTGAATACAGAAAAGGTGACAATTACCAAAACTCTACTACTCGTCAAGCTAACGAGCCTCAATTTACTTCTTTCTCTAACAAGCCAATTATTATAAAGGACTTCTACCAAGTATCAGGATCTGATGCTTCTAGAGTTGGTTGGGTTGAGATCGCTTCTGAAACAGGTGCTGCTGGTTATATGTGGTTCTTAAAAGCTGAAGCTGATACAAGAGCTAGATTTGTTGACTACTTAGAGATGACAATGCTTGAAGCTATTAAAGGTGATACTGATCAGTCTACTGTTGACGCTTATTTAGGCGACACTTCAACTGATAACTTTGGTACTCAAGGTTTATTTGATGCTATCGAAACAAGAGGTAATATTACTACTGGTGTTACTGGTACTTCTTCTCCTGCTGATTTAGCTGAGTTTGACGCTATATTAGCTGAGTTTGATGCTCAAGGAGCTATTCCAGAAAACATGATGTTTGTAAACAGAGCTACTAGTTTAGCTATGGACGATATGCTAGCTTCTATGAATTCTTATGGAGCTGGTGGTACTTCTTACGGTGTGTTTGATAACTCTGAGCAAATGGCGCTTAATTTAGGTTTCGCTGGTTTCAGAAGAGGTTCTTACGACTTCTACAAGTCTGACTTTAGATACTTAAATGATAAGTCAACTAGAGGTGGTATTAACTCAAGAGACACTGTTAACGCTATTAGAGGGGTATTTGTCCCAGCTGGTGTTTCTTCTGTTTATGACCAAGGTATGGGTATGAATATGAAACGTCCATTCTTACACGTTCGTTATAGAGCTTCTCAAACTGACGATAGAAGAATGAAGACTTGGGTTACTGGTTCTGTTGGAGCTGCTACATCTGCTTTAGATGCAATGCAAATCCACATGTTATCAGAAAGATGTTTAATTACTCAAGGTGCTAACAACTTTATGTTAATGAAGTAAGCATTTATTTTTAAAAGACCGGGGCTTCGGCCTCGGCCTTTTATTTTATTAATTTTATTATATATTATATTATGGCAAAAAAAACAAAAAACGAAGAGGTAGAGGTACCTGTTGTTGAAACACCAGTTGTTGAGACACCAAAACCTAAAAAATCAGAACCTAAAAAACCTGAATGGGAAATAAAAGATAGGGTTTATTATTTACAATCAAATAAAAAACCTTTATCATACATGCTAAAAGGAACTGGTATATATTATTTTGACGAAGAAAAAGGTTATGAAAGAGAGTTAAAGTATTGTGAAAATCAAAACACTCCTTTTGTAGATGAAATGAAAGGTGATCAAAGATTATCTCATATAGTGTTTAGATCTGGAGCGCTTCATGTTCCTAGAAACAAACAAACACTTCAAAAGTTATTAAGTTTATACCACCCACATAAAGACAAAGTTTTTTATGAGTGGAAACCTGTAGAGGATGCAATAAACGATATGGAATACTTAGAAATGGAAACAGACGCTTTAATAGCTGCTAGAGAAATAGGTATTGATATGGCAGAAGCTGTTTTACGTGTAGAGTACGGTTCTAAGGTATCTAAGATGAGTTCTCAGGAACTTAAACGTGATTTACTACTATATGCTAGAAACAACCCTGCTTTGTTCTTAGAATTAGTTAATGATGAAAACGTAATGTTAAGAAATTTTGGTATAAAAGCCGCTGAAATGAACATTATAAAACTAACTCCAGATCAAAGAACTTTTATTTGGGCTTCTAACAATAGAAAGTTAATGACAGTGCCTTATGAAGAGCATCCATATTCAGCTTTAGCTGCTTGGTTTAAAACTGATGAAGGTATGGAGATATATGCAAATATAGAAAAAAGATTAAACTAATCAAACTGTAGAGCGGTCGCCCTACGGGGCGATCGTGATACAATATAAAATATGAAAAACAATAAATCAAAAGGTTTAGGCGATTCAATAGAAAAATTTACAAAAGCAACCGGTATAAAAAAAGTAGTGGAAAAAGTAGCTAAGGCTGCTGGGAAAGATTGTGGTTGTAATAAAAGAAAAGAAACTTTAAACAGATTGTTTCCTTATAATAATTAAAATTATGGTAAATATAGATACGGTATACCAAAGAGTTTTAGCTTTAGCTAATAAAGAGCAAAGAGGTTATATAACGCCTCAAGAATTTAATTTGTTTGCGAACCAAGCACAAATGGAAATATTTGAACAATATTTTTATGATTTACATAATTTTGAATTAAGAGATGCTATTGGCACTTTAAACGAAGAAACTACCGATCTTACTAGGCAAAAAAGAGATATGTTTTTAAGAACAGCTGGTCCTAATCAAGTAAACAATTATCAAGTTGTTGGACAAGCGGTTGTTTTGCCTGATTTTATATACAGAATAGCTAGACTAGAAGTTAATAATAACAAAGCTGAGTATTACAGCAATGATAAATTTAAAGATATTATAACGGGGCCTCCGTTAATAAGACCCACCACAAACAGACCTGTTTGGACTTTTCACAGAAATAGAGTTAGAGTTAACGATGGTAACAATATTCAATTAGGTATTGGTTTGCACTATTGGATAATACCACCAACTGTTTCGTGGGGTTATTTTGTTTTAAATGACAAGGCTCTTTTTGACGGAAGCGCTAACAAAACAACTCACTTTGAACTACACGCTTCAGAGGAAACAGAGTTAATTTACAAAATATTAAGACTAGCTGGTATATCTATGAAGAAACAAGATGTAGTAGAAGCTGGTCAAGGAATAGATATTTTACAACAAAAAAATGAAAAACAATAATAAATGGCTTTATTAAATCAAACACAACAAGATTATTACAATGGAGACAATTACGGTGACTATCAATTCGTTTCTTTAGACGATATTATAGAGCAGTTTATGGTTGTTTACGTTGGTGAAGAAAAGATAATACCTAAAGCTAGTAGAATAGATGTTGCGTTTCATGCGCAAAGAGCTTTAGCTGAATTGTCATTTGACACTTTTAAATCTTGTAAATCACAAGAGGTAACAATACCACCTTCCCTACAAATGAACTTACCACAAGATTACGTTAATTACACTAAAGTATCTTGGGTTGATTCTGCTGGTATTAAACACCCTATATATCCTACTGGTAAAACATCTAATCCAACGCCTTTGTTACAAAACGATGAAGGTGAATACAAGTTAACAGCTATTGGTACTACTACAAATAATAGCGCCTCTGTTGTTTTAGACAGTGAGTATAAAAGAATACAAGTTGGTATGGTTGTTGATAATCCTAGGTTTCACGGTACTTCAACTATTGTTGTAAAAACAGTTTCACATAGTGGTGGTATTACAACTATAACTCTAGGTATATCCAACTCTTCAACAAACAATCCACCAACAACGCACACAAGTACTTTAGTAGATTATTTATCAGGTTTTGATACTGGTGTAAAATTTACTTTTAATTTTTACTTTGCCACAGATGCAGATGGGTTGTATAGCACAAACACAGATGAAAACATACTTTTAGAAAAAACATCTTTTGTTTTAGATAATATATCTTTTGATCAGTTTTCTTCTGTACTCACACAAAGTCCTAACACCGATGTATCAAGTATAAAACCTGGTATGAGTGTTTCGCATCCTGATTTTACGCCTGGAACAGTAGTTACAGATGTTGCTGGTGATAATATACATGTAAGTACTGTATCGTTAAACGCTGGTTCTTCTACAAGCATAACATTTGTATCAAAAACAAACGACTCTACTACGTGGGCAAACTATCAAACAAATGTACCTTCAGAAAACAATGAAAACGACTATGACGTAGATGATGATATTTATGATTTAAATATAGGTCAAAGATACGGTATGGACCCGCAACACTCGCAGATAAACGGTAGTTATTACATAGACTGTAACGCTGGTAAAATACATTTTAGTTCTAATATAGCTGGAAAAACGGTTGTATTAGACTATATAAGTGATTCATTAGGTACACCTGAAGAAATGAAAGTTCATAAATTTGCTGAAGAAGCAATGTATAAATGGATTACACACGCTGTGTTAGCTTCTAAGTTTAACACACCTGAGTATTTAGTAAATAGATTTAAAAAAGAACGATTTGCAGCTATTAGAAGCGCAAAATTAAGACTTTCTAATATAAAACTAGAAGAAATAGTACAAACATTAAGAGGAAAATCAAAACAAATAAAACACTAGTACATGGCTGAAATGAAACAGAATTTTGCCGGTGGTAAAATGAACAAGGATGTAGACGAAAGACTTGTTCCAAACGGTGAATATAGACATGCTTTAAACGTTCAAGTTTCTACGTCAGAAGGTTCTGATGTTGGAACAATACAAAATATATTAGGTAACGAAAAAATAAATATACTTAATATACATGACGACTCTGTTTGTGTTGGTTCTATTTCTGATGAAAAAAACGATGCTTTTTATTGGTTTATTAGGGAACCAAATAGTGGTGTGTCGCCTAGAGATATAATATTAGAGTATAAAAACGAAACTGTTAAATTAGTTTTTGTTGATATTAAAGACACGATTTTACAAGGTAATACTCAAAACCCAACGTCTGGTAATTTTTCTTTACCTTATGGTGGTATAAACTCTTTAAACGTAGGTGATGTTATAACCGTGCAAGGACCGTCTCAATACCTTAGCGATGTTGACGAATATAACATTGTATCTATAGACTTAAACAATAATTTAATAAACGTTGGTGTTGATTATACTAACTCTGACTATGCACAAACACAGTTAGGCCCTGGTGAGTTAACTATAACTGTTATTTCAAGCAAGCCCGCTTTAAAATTTCCAGAAAAAACTATTACTGGTGTAAACATAATTGATGACTATTTATTTTGGACAGATAATATTTCAGAACCTAAAGTTATTAATATACCTGATAGCATACTTGGCACAAACCAAACGGGTAATCAACAAACACAAATACCAGTTGCTACCGTAAACCCATCTTCACAAGGTAACATCCCTCCACCAAACAATGTTATTGATGTAGAAGAAAAACATATAACTGTAATTAAAAAATCACCTAAAAATGTTTTAACTGTTGAAACTTATACTGATGAAGCTTTTACTTATGGTACAACTTTACAAAATCAAACTTTTCTAATAAACCCAGCAGATCAAACACAAGGTAATCTTACTGTTGGTTCTATTTTACCAATTTCTTTATTAGTAGATGTTAATTCACCTGGTTATGGCGATCCGTTACAGTTAGGGTCTGTTATACTTTTTAATCCCTCTAGTTCTACTAGTTTACCAAATGACGAACATGTTGTTGCTGGTGTAATAACAGCAGCTCTTGGTGGTGCTATTAGTACTGCTACTGGTTTAAGCAATAATTACGAAATAGAAATAACTAGTATACTAGGTAACGTTTCGCCTATTGAGCAACAATATGACTGGGCTGTACAAATAACTCCAAAGAAAAGATTTAAAAATAAATTTCCTAGATATTCTTACAGATACAAATATAAAGACGGTCAATATTCTACATTTGCTCCTTTTACTAACATTATTTTTGAGCCAGGTGCGTTTAAGTATGATGTAAAAGAAGCTCACAACCTTGGTATGGAAAATAAAATTTCTCAAGTAAGATTATACGGTTACAACCTTAATTTACCTGATGGTGTGGTTGCTGTTGATTTACTTTACAAGGAATCTAATTCACCAGTTGTTTATAAAATAGAAACTCTTAGTAAAAATCAATTAGCTGGAAACTTAGGTCGTGAGGTAAAAATAGATCAAATAGTTGCTGCGTTACCAGAAAATCAACTTCTTAGAGCTTTTGACAATGTACCAAGACAAGCATTAGCGCAGTCTGTTACTGGTAGTAGAATAGTATATGGTAATTATTTACAAAACTATAACTATGATGCAGAGTTAACTTACATGAACGTAAGTTTGACGGATAGGAACCTATGTGATAGTATGAACAGTTATAGTTCTGCAAAAAAATCTTTAAAATCAATTAGGAATTATGTTTTTGGCGTTTCGTTTTTAGACAAATACGGAAGACAAACGCCTGTGTTTACACATAAACGGTCACAAGTAAATATACCTATAGAAAAATCTAAAGACTCAAATCAAGTATCATATACGTTAAATGGTCCTATACCAGACTGGGCTACACATTATAAGGTTTTTGTAAAAGATGTGTCTAACGAGTATTACAATTTAGCTATGGATAGAATATATGATGCTAAAGATGGTAATATATGGATTAGTTTTCCTTCTTCTGACAGAAACAAAGTTGATGATGAAACGTTTTTAATACTTAAAAAAGGTGTTGAAACACTAAGCTCTGTAAGCGAAAAAAATAGATATAAAATATTATCTATAAAAAATGAAGCCCCTGAGTTTATAAGAAGAAAAATCAAACAAATAGGAGCAGTAGACGAAGCTGGTGGTGGTGGTGTTTTTCCAGGTACTTACTTTGTAGACCCAAACGCATATCCTATTGAAACATACAAAAAAGTAACTTTTTCAAAAACAGCTTGGGATGTTGTTGGCTTACCTCTTACTGATACTGAAAACCTTGAAATTAAATTTACGAAAAAAACACCTACTGGTTCAACACTGTTTTCTAAAGTTTATGAGGTTGCTAATTTTAATGTTGATGATGACTTTGTTTCTGGTACTAATTTACGAGTTAGTTCTTGATAAACCTATTGATGAAGAGTGGTTAGCAGATCCAGCGAACCCTGGTCAACCAGATCCAACGGCTGGTATAGTTATATTTAGTGTAGAAAACAGAAAAGGTCCAGAGTTTGATGGAAGATTTTTTGTTAAAATAGCTAGAGACATATTAATAAACGACTATATAACAACACAAGGTGCTAATGCACTAAGCACATATTTAGTAGCTTCAACTCAACTACCTTTTTATTATCTTGCTGACGGTAACAATCCCTATAACAATGATAATACAACTGGCTTTCCAGAGAGTAATTCTGTTAGTGATTGGGATACAAACTACAGTGCAGCTGGTATAAATGGTAGCGGTTGGTTTATTGACGCTGCTTACTATGCTGGTTATGCAGCGCCTGGTTCTGAAACACTATATTTAAACAATCGTGGTTTAGATCCTACAGGTTTTAATTATATTACTTCAAGCATTGATATTAGTAATACTAATTATCCAAACATGGCAACAACTGGTTTTAACAAAGGTATATGGACAGATCCTGCTGATGGACAAGTTTATATATATTTGTCTTTTGGTAATATAAGATCTGATACTCAAGAAGTTAGTAGTTATGCCTCTTCAGCGTTAAGATTACACACAAGTGCTAACGTGGGTAGCACGCAGGTTGATTTAGCTACAGGTTGCGAATATTGGGATAGTTATGGTGGTGCTTGTAACGACGCAGCTAAAGAAGCACTTTATGAAGGTATTTACGACTGGGCTGATAATAATGACATGATAAAACACTGGAAAGTAGGTGTTGGTTCTATGAACTCTCAACATGGCGACCAAGATGAGGTTGTTGCAAGATTAGCACTAGGACAAAAATTTAAATTTGTTGGCGATGGTGATGACACTATATATACAATAACTGGAGCTCCTGAAATATACTATCATTTGTCTCACTTTAATTTAGACGACATGTCAGATGGTTATCAAGATGCTTGGAATCATTGGCTTCAAGGTTCTAGCGGTAGTAACACACTTAGCGCTACGGAGAAACACTTTGATTATTTAGAACAACTTGGGCATTCTAGAAATAGAAGGGTTACATATAGAATACCTATAGACAAAGATCCTACAGATCCTAATGTTGCAGCTTTTAATCCAATAAGTGGTACAGGCGCAGCAGGAATTACAACTAACGGTACAATACAGTTTTTAGAAGAAGAGTTTTTAATTACAGATGAACAAGTTGTTTCAGAAAATCCCGCGATATGGGAAACAGAACCTAAAGAAGATAAAGATTTAGAAATATATTATGAGGTTGATGGCACGTTTCCTCTTGAAATAAATAGTGATACTAATTATCAATTTGCGCCAGCTGGTAGTATGGTTTCGCACCCTTACATACCAAGCGGAACAACAATTGTTGGTTGGGAAGATAATATATTAGAATTAAGTAATACTGTAAACGATTCAGTTGATAATTGGAATAATCAAGCAAATGGAATAGTAACATTTAACAGACCGGATGGTAGTTGTGTAACAGCTACTTTAGGTTATTTTCACGAACCAGACGAAGCTCAAGGCATTTATTTTACTAACAAAGTTATAATACTTAGAGATGTTGCGTATAAAAACGTAAATCTTTCGTTTTTTAACTGTTATTCTTGGGGTAACGGTGTAGAGTCCAATAGAATAAGAGATGATTATAATCAGGTGTTTATTGACAAAGGTGCAAAAGCATCGAGCACAATAGAAGACAAATATGAAGAAGAAAGAAGAAAATATGGCTTAATACACTCTGGTTTATATAACTCTACATCTGGTGTTAATAATTTAAATCAGTTTATACAAGCAGAAAAAATAACTAAGGATATAAATCCTATATATGGTAGTATACAAAAGCTTCACGCAAGAGATACAGACTTGATAACGCTTTGTGAAGACAAGGTTTTAAAAATACTAGCAAACAAAGATGCTGTGTTTAACGCAGATAACAACCCTCAACTTACAGCTACAAACGCTGTGTTAGGACAAACGGTTCCTTTTGTTGGTGAGTTTGGAATATCTAAAAATCCTGAATCTTTTGCTTCAGAATCTTACAGGGTTTATTTTGCAGATAAAGTTAGAGGTTCTATTATGAGGTTGTCTTTAGACGGACTAACGCCTATATCTATGCATGGTATGAAGGATTGGTTTAAAGATAATTTAAGACTTAACGATTCTATAATAGGAAGTTATGACGATAAAAAAGGTGAGTATAATATTACATTACAAGAAACTACAGAAAACAAACCACTAACAGTATCTTTTAAAGAAGATGCTAAGGGCTGGGTAAGTTTTAAATCTTTTGTGCCTGAAAACGGTGTTAGTTGCGCTAATAACTATTATACTTTTAGAAAAGGTGTACCTTGGAAGCATCATGTTGAAAAGTTTAATAATATTGGAAAAGAAATAAATAGAAATAATTTTTACGGAATACCTTATGATTCTGTTATTACAGCTATTATAAATGATGTACCTGGTAGTGTAAAATCTTTTACAACGTTAAATTACGAAGGTAGTAAATCAAGAGTGCAAGCAAACCTTCAAGACAATCAACACTATAATTTATCTAGTAAAAACGGTTGGTATGTAGATGATATAAAAACAGATTTAGAAAAAGGTAGTTTAAACGAGTTTATTAAAAAAGAAGGTAAATGGTTTAACTATATAAAAGGTAAAAACATACAAGTTGATGGAACCACTAGTAATATTATTGTTGATGGTTTAACTGGTGATTCTTCTTTTGATCAAGCTAGTTTTGCAATACAAGGTTTAGGTATGTTAAATACTTCACCTTCGCCTGCTTTAAACGTAGGATGTACAAATCCATCTGCTCCTAATTTTGATCCTAACGCTATTATCGATGATGGTTCTTGTGATGTTATACTTATGGGTTGTATGGAAACTTCTGCAACTAATTTTGGCCCAATGAATACGGTTGACGATGGTAGTTGCTTGTGGGCTGGTTGTACTTGTCCTTCGTCTTTATATCCAAACGGTTGTACTAACGAAACACAATTTCCAGCTATTGCCTATACGTACGGTGGTAACAATATAATAGATGATGGTTCTTGTGTTGGTGTTGTTGAGGGTTGTACTGATCCATTAGCATTTAACTATGATCCTTTAGCTAACACAGATAATGGTAGTTGCATAGCCACT